GACCTCACGGTCCTGGTCTACGGGCAGACGAAGATCGGAAAGTCCACCTTCTGCTCGCAGGCTGACGGCGCGCTGTTTCTGGCCACGGAGCCGGGGCTGAACGCGCTTGACGTCTTCCAGGCTCCGATCCAGTCCTGGGACGAACTGCTGGCCGCCTGCGCCGAAGTGACCGAGGGGAAGCACCCGTTCCGGACCATCATCATCGACACCATCGACAACGCCTACAAGTTCTGCACGGACTACATCGTCAAGAAGTACAAGATCGAGCACGAATCGGACCTGGGCTACGGTAAGGGCTACGCGCTCGTCAATAACGAATTCCAGCGGGTGCTGACCAAGCTGGCGTTTCTGCCGTACGGCCTGTTCCTCGTATCTCATGCCAAGGAGATCGAAGTGGAAACCCGCACGGGCAAGTACACGCGCATCGTACCCACGCTGCCCGACAAGGCCCGGAAAATCGTGCTCGGCATGGTGGACCAGGTGCTGTTCTGCGACCTGGAAATGGCCACCGCCGAGGACGGCGCCGAGAGCGTCAAGCGCGTCATCCGCACCAAGCCCAGCCTGTATTACGAGGCCGGCGACCGCACCGGGCGCCTGCCCGAGACCCTCGACCTGGACTTCCGGAGGTTTTTCGAAGCATTCAACGCGGCGGTCGTGCCGCTGAAGCCACAGCAGTCCGCCAAAGCGCCGGCGGCGAAGTAGGCGCCACCAATAGGAGAGGAAAAGCCCATGAGCAAGCATGCCATTGATCTTTCGCAGTTCGATGACGACTACAGGAGCGAACAACCTGAGGAGCGCGGTGACTTCGAGAGCGTGCCGGACGGCAAGTACCAGGTGACCGTCGAGAAAGTCGAACTGACCGAGGCGCAAAGCACGGGTAATCCGATGCTGAAGTGGACGCTCCGCGTCATCGCCCCGAAGTTCGTCAACCGGCTGATGTGGCGCAATAGCGTCATCACCCACAACACGCTGAAGTACGTGAAGACCGATCTCCACCTCTGCGGGCTCGACCTGGAGAAATTGTCGGATCTGCCCAAGCAACTGAAGAAGCTGCTGGACGTGAAGCTTGAAGTCACTAAGAAGACCAAGGGTGACAACGAGAACATCTTCTTCAACCGCCGCATCGAGACCGGGCGCACCTCCGGCAACTTCCGCCAGGAGGCGGGAGACGCGCTTGTCCCGTTTTAACCGGGGACCGGCGACGATCATCATCGACACGCGCGAGCAGGAGCCGTACTCGTTCGATTCCCGGCTGGTGGCCGCTGTGCGGCGGGCGCTGCCTGCCGGGGACTACTCCGTCGAGGGTCTGGAGCAGCGGGTCGCCGTGGAGCGGAAGTCGCTCGACGATTTCGTATCGACGGTGATCCACTCTCGCCGGCGGTTTCGGGAAGAACTCCGGAAGCTCACCGGATACCGGGCGGCCTGCGTGGTGGTCGAGGCCTCCGTCGCAGACGTGCTGCTCCAGCGCTATCGCGGCGAGGCACATCCGAACGCGGTGGTCGGGAATGCGCTGTCGATCATTCTCGACTTCGGCGTGCCGGTGTTCTTCTGCGGCAGCCGCCAGGCGGCCTGCCAGTTCGTCCAGGCATATCTTCTCGCCGCGCATGCGAGGTGGAGTGTATGAAACCGGAGCGGAGCAGCGTTCGCGGCGTCGTCGAGACGGTCTTCTATTCGGGGCCCACGTTTAGCGCGGGGCGTCTTCGGCGTGCCGAGGGCGGCATCGTGAAGTTCGCCGGCAAGGTGTTCGTCCGGGAGAATGACGCAGTTCGTCTGGAAGGTCACTGGGTGGACCATCCGAAGTACGGTCGCCAGTTCGAGGCCGAGTTCATGGGCCATGACTTGGAAATGGATCCGGACGGCCTCGCCAACTTCCTCGCCAACCATCCCGACGTCAAAGGCATCGGACCGGCGAAGGCCCGCCTGATTGCTGACGAGTTCGGCCGCAAGTTTGATGCAGTGATTCGCAGCCGACCCGAGGCGGTGGCCAGGGCCGCCAAGGTGCCCATGGAGACTGCGCTCGAGTTACAGCGTATCTGGATCGCTAACAGCGATTTCAACGCGGCGATGGCGTATCTGTCGGCGTTTGGCTTGACCCATCACCAGGTCACCACGCTGGTCGGCAAGTTCGGCAGCCAGGTGGTGCCCATGCTGGAGACTGACCCATACGTCTTGATGCGCGAGATCCCCGGTTTCGGCTTCAAGAAGGTGGACAAGATCGCGCGCAAGATGGGTACGCCGAAGGATCTGCCATCGCGGCTTCGAGCCGGGCTTCAGTACTGCGTGCTGGCAGCCCTGGACGACGGGGACTGCTGGGTGGAGTACGAGGATTTGCTCGACCGGGCTAATACGTTACTAGTCCTGGATACGCTGGACAGCCGCGACGTGATAGAGGGCCACCTTGAAGCCATGGTCACCGAGGGGCGTCTCGTTTCCCACGCGTTCGAACGCCTGGTAGTGGCTGATCCCGAGGTTCACCTGATGGAGCACGAGCTCGCGATAGTGCTGAAAGGCGGTGGTGGGGCCAATCCGCATTCTGTCCGTGACGTGGAAGGGCTGCTCGACGCCGAGGGCCCGGAACTCAACCCGGAACAGAGAGCAGCCGTACGGAACACCTTCACGTTCTCCATCTCTCTGATGACGGGAGGAGCTGGTAGCGGGAAGACATACGCCGTCTCCACGATCGCCAGCGCCGCCGCGCACCTCGAACTCAACGTTGTTCTCGCGGCTCCTACGGGCAAGGCCGCCAAGCGGCTGGAACAGGTGGTGGGACACGAGGCCAGCACCATTCACCGGTTGCTCGGTTTCAACGGTCACACGTATTCCCGCGGTCCGGAGAATCCAATCGAAGCGGACATCCTCGTGGTCGACGAGGTCAGCATGGTGGACGTGGCACTGGCCTGGCGGCTGTTCCAGGCCGTGGATCTCAAGCGGACCGCCGTTGTCTTGGTCGGGGACCACAACCAGTTACCGCCAGTCGGCCCTGGCAATCTCCTGCGGGATCTCGTGAAGTCGCGGGCGGTTCCGACTACAGTCCTGACGCAGATCATCCGCCAGGCGGGTGCGCTGAAGGCGAACTCCACGGCGATCTTGTCCGGCGAAGTGCGACCCACCTGCGAGTCAAAGGACGGTGTGCGGCGGCCATGGTACGTGATTGATAAGTTCACCGACGCCGGCGATGTGCGGCGAATGCTGCTGCTCCTGTTCGAGGAGGTGCTTCAGGAACGGCTCGGCTACGACCTGGTCCGGGACGTCCAGGTGCTCACTCCGACGCACAAGGGTCCATTGGGGACCGTCGAGTTGAACATCGAACTGCAGCGGTCGCTCCAGCGGAAACTCTTCGGGTTCGAGGTGCCGGACGTGGAACCGGGCCACCGGCCCCGTTTCTACCGGGGCGACAAGGTCATTCAGACGAAGAACGATTACGACCTGGCTGTCATGAACGGCGCGATGGGCGTTGTGCTCGGCGCTGAGCCGAATGGCGCACTGACGATCGATTTCGACGGCCGAGCAGTGGAGATTGGGGTTGGCAGCGACGCGCTGGGCAATATTCAACTCGCTTATGCAACCTCGATCCACAAACAGCAGGGATCGGAGTTCCCTTGCGCGGTTGTCATCGCCCACAAGTCCCACTCCTTCATGCACCACCGGAATCTGCTGTACACAGCGGTGACGCGGGCCAGGGAATCTGTGATTCTGCTGGGCGACCGTTGGGGCATTGAGAACTGCGCCTCCAAGCGACAGGTCGATCGCCGCAACACGTTCCTCTCTTTCCTACTCCCTTCGGAGGCGCAACGGTGACATCGCCTCCGGTGGATGTCCACGCGTATTACCGGCAGATCACCGATGTCGACATCGGCGAGATCGCGCGCGAGTTATTGGGCAGCCGCGTCACCCAGGAGTCGCGGCAGACTCTGTTCTGCGATTGCCCGAATCACCGCAGTCAATCGCACCGTTCGCTCCACATCTGGCTCGACAAGCAGGGCTGGTACTGCCACGCCTGTGGCGTTGGCGGCGACGTGCTGCAACTGGTCGAGTTTGTGCGGCACGGTGCCGTCACGCGGGGACAGTCGGGGCCCATGCCCGAGTCCCACCGACAGGCGCGGGACTTCCTGGCGGCACGCGTTCGGCTGCCGCCTCTGTCGAAGGCCGTCTCAGGCGGTGCGGAGGCGGCGGAGGGGGCCCACCGTCTCACGCTTCGTGTCCGGGAAGCCCTGACCGCGCTGGCGGAACTGTACTACGAGCGACTCGCCGGCAATCCGGAAGTCCTGGCCTGGTTCCGGTCGAAATATGGGATCGGCGAAGAGACGGCCGCGCGGCTCAAGATCGGCTATGCCGACAATGCCGGGCCAAGCCCGGCGCGCACCTTGGCGGAAGGTGCGGGCGCCTTCACCCCACGCGAGTTGACTGCGACCTCCGCGTTTCGGCCGACGGCCCAGGACGGTGTTGTTCCCTTCTTCGACAACCGGATCGTGTTCCCGTACTGGAGCCGGGGTCACGTGGTGTTCATGATCGGGCGCCGCACACCCTGGACGCCCGATGTCGATTGGGAGAAATCGAAGTACAAGAAGTTGGCGGTCCGCAACGACCGTGATCATCGCCACGTCGCGCATTGCATCCGTAACGACGTGCTCTACAACGAAGATGTCCTGCTGACGCGGCCGGAACGGGTGATCATCACCGAGGGAGTCACCGACTGCATTTCGCTCATGGAGCACGGATTCCCGGCGGTGTCGCCGGTGACGGTGCAGATCCGCGAAGCGGATTGGGAACGTCTTCTGCCGAGGCTGCGTGGCGTGAAGACGGTCTTCGTCTGCCAGGACAACGAGGTCTCCGAAGCCGGAATGCAAGGCGCGCTCAAGACCGCGCGCATTCTTGGCGACCATGGGATCTCCACCCGGGTGGCCGTCCTGCCACTGGGCGAAAGGCAGCGGGCCGCACGCGAACGACTCGCCGCCATGCCTAAAGGCAGCGCCGAAGCCGAAGCGCTCCTGGCCGACGCCAAGATCGATGTCAACGAGTTCTTCAGTGCCGGCGGAAACCCTGCCGCGTTCGAAGCGATCCTCGCGGCGGCACAGACACCGCTCGAAATGGCCATCTCCAGGTTGTCATCCGAGACGCCGGAAGCAGATCTCGGGAGGCTGTTGCAGCCAATCCTGGCGCAGGTGAACCGTCTCGATCCGATCGAGCAGCACAGATACATTCGCCTGATTCAAGGCCGTTGCGGAAAGGCGCGGATTCCAGTCGCCACCCTGCGGAAGCAGCTGAAAGTCGTGGAATTGAGTGCGGCCACTCGCCGCAAGTACAGGCCGGAGGCACCCGCAGCAGCGTCGCCTTCGGACAGCGGTGGCGCCGACCTGCCCGCCATACAGGTCAACAACCGGCAATTGCGCGATGTGCTTGAAGACACGTGGCGGGCCATCGCTCGCATCAACGGTGATCTGAGCGAGTTCGACAAGCTGCCGTACTTCCTGTTCCAACGGCAAGGTGCGCTGGTGCGCCTCGTCGCGAACGGGAACGACGGCGCGCTCGACATCGAAATGGCGCAGGACTCCGCGGTGTTTGCCCTGCTGGTGCACGCCGCGAATTGGATCAAGCTCACCGAAGAAGCCGTGCTGCATGTCCATCCTCCGCATGACCTCGCGCGAGTGATGATGTCGTTCCCTCAGTCCGATCTCCCGGCGCTCGAGGCGGTGATTCGGACACCGGTCTTCGGTCGCACGGGGCAGTTGATCCGGGAGGCCGGGTATCACCGCGATGAACGCGTGTGGCTTCAACCTCGCGAGAAATTGGACTTGCCCCCGGTATCTGAGATTCCTGGAGCGGCGGAGATCGCGGCGGCGCGGGCGCTGCTTTTCGACGAGCTCCTCGGGGACTTTCCGTTCGTGAGCCGCTCTGATGCGGCACACGCGGTGGCGGCGATGATCCTGCCGTTTGTGCGCCGGCTATTTCGCGGTCCGACTCCCATTCACCTGATTGAGGCTCCCCGCCCGGGCTCGGGCAAGGGATTGCTGGCCAACGTGATCTCGGTGGTCGCGCATGGCACCACGTGCGAAACCAAAACGCTGCCCGGAGACGAAGAAGAAGTCCGGAAACTGCTGACCACGGAGCTCATCAAAGGGCGCCCTCTGATTCTGCTCGACAACGCCGATGACCGGAAACCGATTCACTCGGGAGCATTGGCGTCCGTGACCACCGCTGAGATCTGGGGCAATCGGCAACTCGGCAAGCTGGACAGCGTCTGCGTCCCGAACTTGGCGCTGTGGTTGATGACCGCGAACAACCCGAAGCTCGCCGGCGAAATGGCGCGCCGCTGCATCCGCGTGCGGATCGACCCGAAGATCGACCGCCCGTGGAAGCGAGGCGGCTTCCGGCACCAGCACCTGCTCGATTGGGCGCGCGAAAACCGCGCGCGGCTGGTGCATGCAGTGATCGTCCTGGTGAAGGCATGGCTCGCGGCGGACCGACCGGAGTACCACATCCGCCTCGGGTCGTTCGAGCGATGGTCGAGTGTGGTTGGCGGCATCATCCAGGCGGCGGTTATCCCAGGCTTCCTCGAAAGCCTTGATGAACTCTACGACGCGAGCGACAAGGAAGGCCAGGAATGGCGGGCGTTCGCCGATGCCTGGTGGCGCGCGTTTGGTGCAGCCCCGCAAAAGGTCGCCGACCTGAACCAGTTCTGTGAGCGCGAGGGTCTGATGCTGGACAATCGCGGTGATCGGTCGGAGCGCTCTCAGCAGGTCCGGTTGGGCAATGCGCTTCACAGCCACCGCGACCAGGTGTACGAGCGGTACCGGATTGTGAAGGTCGAGCCGCCCCGCCAGCACCGGGGCACCGCGATGTACGCGCTTGAGGTGCAGGAGGGCAACGCCGCTTTGTCGGGAACGTCGGGAACTTGTCGGGATCTTGAGGGAGAAGATCCCGACACCTTAAATCCCATCGAATCAATTGGCTGCGAGAAAGTGTCGGGAACGTCGGGATCTTTGACCGGAATCTCTATACACGGAATTCAAAATCACGCAAATTCCGGGGGAGAGAGAAATGGAGAAAAAACAGAAGAGGGGGGTGCCGAAAACCGCCCAGAGATCCCGACGTTCCCGACAGCGTCCGTAAGTTCAACGAACGACAAGACTTCCCCTGTCGGGATCTTGGGTGCGGAGATCCCGACAGAGATCCCGACAAGCCCTGAGATCCCGACACCGCGACCCCGGCGCATTGACCTGGCGGATTTCGAGGAGGGCAGATGACCATGCTGTTCGTCGCTACCTCGCTCGCCGTGTGGTCCACGGACGAACAGGAGCGCTTCGCCCGCGACTTCCAGATCAACGACACCGTGTACCGGAGGCTCGATCCCGACTACTACGCCTGGTTGCGATCGAAAATGCTGCTGGCGAAGACGGCCGCCGGCGCGGGCCAGATCGGTGTCGAGGCCTTCGACGATCTGCGGCAACGATTCAATGGCATACACTCCTGGGCCATCGAGCACTTCGGCGAACCAGCACTGCTCGCCGCCGTCCGTAGTCTCGACCTTCGCCAGTACAGTCCGCCCGTTCCGGAGCCCGAGCAACCACGACAAGCCCCCGCGCCGGCATGTACCGATCGGAACTCGGTTGCCGTCTCGGCTGACTCCGTTGCGCTCGTCGATGAGATCCGCGAGCGCGCCATTGCCCTGGGATGGACTCACGAGAGCCTGTTCCGCGTAGACGGCTCGATGCGTTTCCCGTTGGGAAGAGAGTACGGACTGGTGTCCTATCTGAAGCCAGGCGACCGCATCGGCGAGGTGACCACGCATTCGATCGAGATCATCCTGCCCAACAGCATCCGGCAGCGGTTCTACAATCCGAACGTCGACCAGCCATGGATCAAGCGCATCGGGACCGAAGAAAAGTGAAGCGGCCTGTGCACAGATTCGAGGCGGATCGCGTATATTACTGGTGAAGGCGCAGTTCGACAGGTAAGCGCAAGGCGCACCCTCCGAAGGTTTCCCTCCCAACAATCACCGAGCGCCGGGACTCTCGTGAAACTCCATCCCGCAGGCTTCAAAGCCACCCGTGTCTTCCAATGCCCAAAGGAACTCCCCTCTACACGTCCGACGGTGAGATCTGCGATTGGATCTCTGAGCAGCGCATGACGCGGCTCGATCGACTCGGGCTGATCCGGGTCGTGCGCCACAAGAAAGGGCACGTCTCCCGATGCATCCTGCATCGGCGTCCGGGTGAGCCCAAGCCCATGAAGCCCGCCGACTACCTGGGTACGCGATACAGCTATCGCGAACATCTGGAGAGCGGGAACATCGTCTGGTCCATGAAGCAACTCGGGCGCGGCGAAGAGTTGCGCTCGTTCTTCATGTCGGCGGTCTCGGACTGCCTGGCGAATCCATGAGAACGCGCAAGCGAGGCAAGGGCGGAAGGCATGTTGCCATGGAGCGTGGCCTCAGGCCGAGTGGGAGCGGTTGGCCGTTTCGCCGTGAACTGCGGGAGTTGGCGTCGCTGTGTTTCAGTCCGCGCCGGCGGCCGGCACCGTCTGCGCCAGCACTCGTGAAGGAGCAGAACCTATGCGAGGCATGATCACACCCGAACGATTGGCCGAGCGCGTCTGCCGGGCACTTGATGTCCCGGCGAAGGACAACGCCGAAAGCATCACCGAGATGCGACGGACTGCGTTGACTGAGACTCGTGACCGCTCGATCGCTGCCGCGAAGACTGTCTGCCTAGAGATCGCCGAAGACGAAGCGGAGCGCTCGCGCGGCATTGGGTCAACAGCAGCGCAGCAGACGGCGTTGACGATCGCGGCTCGCATCCGCAAGCGGCACGTGGAGGTCAAGTCGTAGCAAACATGGGTCCTTCCTGGGGACGCACGGCCGCGGGTAGACGGATGGCACGCTTTGGCCAGTGACAGGCGCGAAAAAGCGGTCAACAGTGGTCAACAACGGTCAACATTCTCCTGCATCGAAAGCCCTTCCATGCAGTCAGGTAAGTTCTGGGTAGAATGCAGTTTCAAGGACCAGGAGAAACCGAATTGGCAGAAGACCTTCAGCGCGCGCGCCGCGACTACCTCGCATCGCTCGTTTCAACCATGTGGAATTACAGGAGCGCGGAGTTTGGGAATCAAGCAATCTTCGATCGAAACGAACGATCAACCGCCCGTCCGCCAGTCTTTTTGAAAGAACATGCAGTCCTGAATGTGGTGGTTCCACAGCACAATGAGCCGCGTTTGACAGCCGATATTCGCCGAACCTTGCCGGCCAGAAAGCGGCACCGGCATTTCGCAAGCATGAAGAGTTCTCAGGCACTGGCGCAAAGTGTTTTTGGGTTTCTGATGTCCGCCAACCGGCTGAGCCTGCTCGAAGGTCTACGCGCCGATGACGGAGAGATCGCCTTCTTTTCGTCCGCACCACCTTCGGAACGAGCAGCACTTGAGCGGAGTGTTGATTGGCTTGGCGAACCGCGCAGCACGGACGTGGACTTCTTTTGCGACGGTGCAGAACGCGTTGCTGTTGAGTGCAAGTTTGCCGAAGACGGCGTAGGTACTTGCTCCCGGCCGGATCTCAAGCCCGGCATCGATTCCGACTTCGATAGTGACTACTGCGACGGAAGCTATAGTATCCAACGCGCACGGAAGACCAGATGTTCGTTGACAGAAAAAGGTATTGCCTACTGGAGGCACATTCCCAATCTGTTCCGCTGGTCTAACGATCAGGATTATTCCCACTGTCCGCTCCGCTCAACCTATCAGTTGACGCGCAACGTTTTAGCCGCATGTACCTCTCCTATCGGCGCTGATCTGCGGAGCGAGAACTCGCATGCCTTGCTCGTATACGACTCAAGGAATCCAGCCTTCCAAGACAACGGTGATGGTATGGCTGCTTGGCAGAAGGTCCGTTCAGCACTCCGTTGTCAAGAGCAAATCCGCCGATGTTCTTGGCAGCGATTGATCGGACATCTCCAGCAGGAAACTTCGATTGCAGGGCTGATCGAAAGACTAAGGGCTAAGTACGGGCTCGTGGCGGTCGAAGGCTGATCTAGAATCCCTGCCGACCGTACAAAGTGGCACAGTGCCACCCCACGGGTGTACGCCATGGGTAATATCTCTGCCCTGATGAGCCAGGCCGATTACGCGCGGCACCGCAACGTAAACCGCTCGCACATCAACCGGTTAGCCAAGCGCGGAATCCTTGTGATGCGCGGCAAGTTGGTGGATGTCGCCGCCAGCGATGCCGTGCTGGACGACAAGCCTGTTGACCAGGTGTTGCCGGAGCCGCACTCTGCGGCACAGACGCCGCGCGTGGCGTCCGATCTTGCTGGTGGCGCGCCGCAACCTGGCAACTTCGCCCAGGCCCGCACTGCCGAGATGGTGTTCCGGGCGCGGCTGCGGAAGCTGGAGTTCGAAACCAAGAGCGGCAAGTTCCTGCCGTCGGATGAGGTCAAGGTTAAGTGGTACACGCTGGCGCGGCAGATCCGGGACAAGCTGCTGGCCTTGCCGGCGAAGTTGGCGCCTCAGTTGGCGGCGCTGAGTGAGGCGCGGGAGATTCGCGATCTGCTCGATGCCGAGATCGTCGCGATTCTGAAGTCGCTCCAAGAGGAGATCCGTTATCAGCGTTCTTGAAGAATGCGTCGATCAACTGGTCGCCGCCTTCGAGCCTCCTCCCCGGCAGACCGTCTCTGAGTGGGCAGATCGGAACCGCCGCTTGTCGCCGGAGGCCTCGGCCGAGGCCGGTGAGTGGCGGACCGATCGGGCGCCGTACCAGAAGGCGCTTCTCGATGCACTGACACCGAGCAGCCCGTACGAGCGGGTTGTGTTCATGTCATCGAGCCAGGTCGGCAAGACCGAGTGCCTCAACTTGTTCGTCGGCTACGTGATCGATCAGGATCCGGGCCCTGTGCTGGTGGTGCAGCCGCGCGTGGAAGATGGCGAGTCGTGGAGCAAGGATCGGCTGGCGCCGATGCTGCGGGACACGCCGTGCCTGCGCGGGAAGGTGGCGGACGTCCGCAGCCGGGACTCGAACAACCGGATCCTGCATAAGCGGTTTCAGGGCGGCAGCATCACGATCGCCGGTGCGAACAGCCCAGCTGGTTTGGCAATGCGGCCGATCCGGTACGTGCTCCTCGACGAGGTGGATCGGTATCCGCCGTCAGCCGGGACCGAAGGAGATCCGATCAGCCTGGCGGTCAAGCGTTCGACGACCTGGTGGAACCGGAAGATCCTGCTGGTCTCGACGCCGACGGTCAAGGGCGCCAGCCGGATTGAGTCCTGGTGGCTGCGGAGCAACCAGTCGAGTTACTGGGTTCCGTGCCCGGAGTGCCATGGCTTCCAGGTGCTGGTCTGGCCGAACCTGATCTGGCCGAAGGACCACCCGGAAGAGGCGCAGTATCGATGCGCGCATTGTGAGCGGATGTTGCAGTCGTACCGCAAGCCGTGGATGCTGGCGCACGGCGAATGGCGGTCGGCGAACCCGAAGTCGAAGATCGCCGGCTTCTGGATCAACCAGTTGTACTCGGCGTGGAAGGAATGGCCGGAGACCGCGATCGAAGGAGTTGAGGCGCGGCACGGTGGTCCGGAAACCTGGCGCGCGTTCATCAACACCGCGCTCGGCGAGTTGTGGGACGACGAGGCGGAGACGAGCGTCGACATCGCGACGCTCCTGGCACGGCGAGAGGATTACGGGCCGCGGCTCCCAGCGGGCGTTTGCCTGTTGACTGCCGGTGTGGACGTGCAGGTGGATCGCGCCGAGGTGGAGTTGGTCGGCTGGGGCAAGGGTGAAGAGTCGTGGTCGGTTGAGTACCGGGTGTTTCCGGGCGACCCGAGCGCGCCGGAGTTGTGGCGGGCCCTCGACGAGTATCTGGGCCGGCAGTGGCTGCATGAGTACGGCATCTCGCTGCCGGTCGCGGCGGCCGGAATCGACTCGGGGTTCCACACCCAGCAGGTTTACGATTTCTGTCGCGTCCGGTATCACCGGCGGATCTTCGCACTGAAGGGTAAGGCCGGACATCTTCCGGTATGGCCCAAGAAGCCGACGCGAAACACGATCAATCGCACGCCGATGTGGATCGTCGGCGTCGACAGCGCCAAGAGCGTCATCTACGGACGGCTCAAGATCGAGCAGCCATCGCCGGGGTTCTGTCACTTCCCGGCGGAACGCACGCGGGAGTGGTTCGAACAACTGCTGTCGGAGACGCTGGTCACGTCCTACTCGCGCGGCGTGCCCGTTCGTGAGTGGCGGCCCAAGAAGGGCGTGCGGACGGAGGTGCTAGACGCGCGGGTGTATTCCTACGCCGCGCTCTGTGGCCTGGTCTCGATGGGCTTGCGAGTGGACATGGAGGCCGAGCGCGTCGCGGCATTGCGCCCGACAGGGGATTTCGGTGTCCGTGAGGGCGGCAGCCGCGGATCTGGTCGGACGGTTCTGAGAAGCCGGTGGCTCGATTCCGGGCGCCCGGCATTGTGAACGGAGGTTCTTCGTGGCGGATTCAGCATCGTTGCAGGCGCGGTCGTTTGGAAAGATCGCCGTGCCAACGCCGGGCACGCCCGTGCGACTGACGGTGGACCAGGCGCTCCGGGTGAGCCGTTTGCGGTTCGCTCCCGTGATTGGCGAGGTCGGACGGGTTTTCGTGGGCGTCGCCGGGATGAACAAAGCCAACGGCACCGGCGTGATCAAGGAGTTCTGGCCCACCGGCGCGGGCGGCGGTGTTGCCGATGAGTTCACCATCGATTCGCCCACTGGCGAGTTGCGGCCCGCAGATTACTACATCGACGCCAACACGGCGGGCGAGGGTTTGATCGTTGCCTACTGGATCTGGGTCCCATCGTTCAACAGTTGATCCCATGGCTCCCTCGATAGTGAATCGCATCGAGTTGTGGCCTGCCGGGCGGCTGGTGCCATACGAGCGCAACGCGCGGACGCACTCGGCGAGCCAGGTGGCGCAGATCGCGGCGAGCATCGTGGAGTTCGGTTTCAACGCCCCCATCCTGGTGGACTCGAACGCAGGAATCATCGCTGGCCACGGGCGGTTGATGGCAGCGCGCAAACTGGGATTGGCAGAAGTCCCGGTGATTGTTCTGGACCACCTGAGCGAGACCCAGAAGCGCGCCTACATCATCGCGGACAACAAGCTCACGGAGTTGGGAGGGTGGGACGCCGAGGCGCTCAGCCTCGAGCTGAAGGACCTGCAGGATGCCGAGTTCGATCTCGACCTGCTTGGTTTCAGCGATCGAGAGATCGAGGCCCTGGTTGGTGGAGCCCCACTCGAACCAACAGCCGCTGATGACAGGGAAGACGAAGTGCCCGAGGCGCCGGCGGAACCGGTCACTCGGCCCGGTGATGTTTGGGTCATCGGAAGGCACAGGCTGCTGTGCGGGGACTGCCGGGATGCCGCGACAGTGGCAAAGCTGCTGGATGGAACGAAGGCGCACCTGGTGATTACGTCGCCGCCGTATGCGACGCAGCGGGAGTACGATCCGGCGAGCGGCTTCAAGCCCGTCGCGCCCGATGAGTATGTCGATTGGTACCGAGCGGTCGCTGACAACATCCAGTCCATCCTGGCGGCCGACGGCTCGTACTTCCTGAACATCAAGGAGCACGCCGCCGATGGCGAACGCCACCTCTACGTCAAGGATTTGGTCATTGCGCACAAGCGGAAGTGGGGCTGGCGGTTCGTCGATGAGTTCTGCTGGCGAAAGACAGACAACGGCGTGCCGGGCGGCTGGGGCAATCGCTTCAAGAACGCCTGGGAGCCGGTGTTTCATTTCTGCCGGCAACCGGACATCAAGTTTCGCCCCAAGGCAGTCGGCCATGTTTCGGAGGACTGCTTCGATTACTCGCCCAACAACCCGAAATCAACGTCCGGCAGCGGGCTGCTCGGCACGGGCGCACGCGGGTCTGCGGCGGCACAGCCGGGAGCAGATGACGAGGATGGTCGCTTCACCGGGATCGCCCGGCCCAGCAACGTGGTCGAGGTGAAGTCGGAGAGTGGGCAGGGTTCGCACTCGGCTCCCTTCCCTCGGGCGTTGGTCGAGTTCTTCCTGAAGGCGTTCTCCGATTCAGACGACATCGTCTTCGATCCGTTCCTCGGGAGCGGCACGACAATGGCCGCTGCGCATTTACTCGGTCGTGTCGGTTTCGGGATCGAGATCAGCCCCGCGTATTGCGATGTCATCCTGCGGCGGATGGCGAACCTCGCCGGCGAGGAGGCCGTCCTCCTCGAAACGGGCCAGAGCATTTCAGAGGTCGCTGCCGCGCGCGGCGTGCCGCAAGAGCAGGTGGACAATCCAAGGCTTCGTGACTCACGCCGGATCCAGCATCATGGTCCGGCGCCCTTCTACGGGAGCCGTCAGGCTTCCTAACCCAACTGCAGTTCATTCCATTCGATCGAACAAGGAGAAAACCAGCATGCCCGAAGTAGCCACGCCCAACCAGGCCGAACGCGAGTTCGAGACCGGGACGGACGAAGCATTCAAGAACGCCAACGCGACCGGCACCGCCACGCACAACGAAAATCAGCGCGTGACGTATGCCAACATCAAGCGCACCTACGACGTCTACCAGGACCTGGACATCCAGGCCGCACGGCAGGCGATGATTGAGCAGACGCGGCTGAACCAGATCGCATCCCAGGCGCTGCAGAACGCCGTCGAGACCGCCAACATCGTCGGGAAGCGCAACCTCGAACTCAACAACCTGGCGCACGACTCCTTCTGGAATCCCGTCGCCAGCGGCGCCGGCATGAACCTCACTGCGGGCGCTGTTCCCGCCAACCGCGCCACGGACGTGAGCGCCGCCGGCGTGGGCGTCGACGCGCAGGCCGTGGCCGCCGCCGTCGCCAAACAGGTCGACGCGACCATC